AATGATATCTCACATCGTTTTCGTCGCTGTACAAAACTTCGCCAGTCCTGGCATCAACTCCACGAGCTCTCTTAACACGACTGGCATGCAAGTGTCCGTGAATGTTAGTACCAAAGCGCCCCAAGCTGGCTTCATGCACAGGAATATGACTCAAAATCATACCGTTCATGATATGATAAGCTCTCAATTCACGAAAGTACTGACTGTAATCAGTGTCACGAAAAATATCGTGGTTTCCGCGAATCAAAACCTTATCTCCGTTCAAGCGGGACAATGTTGACAATGCTCGACGATTAATTACAACATCACCCAAGTGATAAACCTTGTCCGTGGGCTTGACCCTTTCGTTCCAGGCCTTGACCATTGCCTCGTCCATTTCAGCAGGGTCAGTCCAAGGGCGCAACTTTGTGACTCCGTCTTCACGGGTAAAGCGACATACACCAGCATGGCCAAAGTGCGTGTCGCTAACTAAAAACACACCAGGCATATTATTTCCTTCCAATTCGTTCTGCAATTCTAAGTTTCAGCGAATGAATATATTCATTGTGCCAACTGTGTTCAAATTGCGGATATTCTTTTACAAAATCTTGAGCCTTCTTTAACAGAGCCTCAAGTTCCTTTGTTGACTTAGAAGCATAGTGGGCTTCGTGGTCAAAGTGTTTTGTATTGTAGCCCATACTATGCTCCTTTCTTTAAATTTCGTCTTCTTGTTGTCTACGCTTGCGGCGCTCGTCTGCAAGTGTAAAGACTTTTTCGTTATCGTTAGTCCAATCTACTGCCTTGGCAGGGACTACAATCCCTGAGGGCAGTGTTACACCATTGATAGTGTGCGGCTCGTTTTCGTCATAAGTCCAACCCAACGCCTTCATCATTTTATGCTTGACCAGCAGGTTAGGACTACGGAACACTTCGGTGTCATTAAAACCCAACATAACACCAACTTCACAGACAGCACCACTACGGCAAACACCTGCAACACAGTGTACAACCACATCCATGCGGTTAGCCAATGCGTGTTGCAGTAGCTGAACCAGCTTGTCGGCTTGTTCTTGTGTGACAGCAAACTCACTCATGTCAGTCCAAGAGCCGTCGCCGTTGTTGGTAAGACCGTCTTCTTCAATATCAAGAAATTCAAATTGATGAACTTCCTTAAACTTGTAAAGTGGCTCAGGAAACTCCATTGCTGGATCAACAATCTGAATCAGCATGGCGTTTTCATCAACGCGGATATGTTGTCCTTTGCGAATATCCGACAGTGCCACATTTTGAATCCATGGCATAATTTCTCCAAATTCTTTAAATCAAGTCAACCTGCACAGGCACCACAGAAGCATTGTTGTCAGTAGTGCCTTCGAAGTAATTGTAATTGAAGGCAAAACCAGTGCCACCATTGGCATGCAGATTCATCAGTGCCATTTGTACTGCCATGCGGTGCCGACGAGTCATAATGTCCGAAGTTCCGCCCACAGTGGTAAAAAATCCAACACCGTCAACAATTACGCGAATTCGTTGACTATTATTAAAACCTGCAATCAGTCGTGGTTGACGCATACTGTTCTCCTTAAGCGGCCTTGGCCAAATATTCTGAAACTTCTTTGCCAGTGACCATGTCACCGTTACGCATGGTGTAGACTACACGATAGTTCTCGCGCTCGCCACCCATGAGCATGTCATACTCTTCGGTCTTGCGCTCAACTTCGCGGCGCATATGACCGTACTCGCCGTTCTCCACGGTACGGTTGGCAATCCAACGACTACCAATCCAGCGAAGCTCAAACGGAGTCTCCCAGGGATCGCAGACTTGAACATCATTGTCCAGGATAGCATAGTCAACCACATACTCTTCGTACATGTCGGACTGAGTCTCGATCAGAGCTTTGAGAGTAGGAATACCCTGCTTCTGGACCTTAACAGTCTGCTCAACTGTCAGATCCGGCACAATAAAAACTTCGCCGCCCTTCATCTTCCAGTAGGGCTCAGCAACCGAACCGTAGTTTTCGCGGATTTGAGTGTAAATTGCGATCTTCATTGTTGGCTCCTTGTTTCTTACTATGCTTCTATTATAGCAAAACGGGCTATTCCGGTCAACCGTTTTTGTGTCTTTTTTGCTGGATTTTACTGGAAAAAGTTGTTGTTTTTTAACAACAAATTTACATAGACCAGTAAGTTTCGCTAGCAGGATTGCAACACCAGGGGGTATCACGATCAATCTGCACATCTTGTCCTGTCATCAAATTCTTGACAGTTTTCATTGTAGGAAAGTATTCAAAACGGTAGCCTTGCTGTGCAGGGTACAGTCCGAACAATTCGGCACATTCACGGCGCATACCTGCTTCGTCGCGACCTGTCCAAACTGTAGTGCTAACAAGACGCTCGCCTGTCTTGCAACGACGATCACTTTTGTAAATGTACATGGTGTAGTCTTGCTTCATAGTCAACTCCTGTTTTGTTACGCTATGTCATTATTATAGCAAAACGGGCTCGTTTGGTCAAGAAAAAACCCTACAAAAAGTAGGGTTTTTATGTAGTACTAGAGTATTACTTTTAGTATTACGGACGCTTAGTAATAACTTTATCAACAAGACCGTAGTCAAGTGCCTGCTGTGCGCTCATAAAGAAATCCCGCTCCATATCTTTGGCTAGGTCATCATAGGTCTTGCCTGCAGAATTGTGACGGACATAGATGTTGGTTAAGTTCTTTTTCATTTCCAAGATCTCGCGAACTTGGATTTCCATATCTGTTGCCTGGCCCCGTGCACCACCACTGGGCTGATGAATCATGTGTCGTGCATTGGGCAACATATAACGCTTGCCAGGTGCTCCTGACTGTGCCAACAAACTGCCCATTGAACAGGCCTGGCCCATAACAATAGTGCTGACATCGCACTTGATGAATTGCATAGTGTCATACATGGCCATTCCTGCTGTTACAACGCCGCCTGGGCTGTTGATAAACAGGCTAATATCCTTGTTAGGATCTTCGCTTTCTAGGTATAACAGTTGTGCAACAATTAGGTTGGCCATTTGATCATGTACTTCGCCTTCGAGCAGAATAATACGCTCGCGAAGTAAGCGGCTATAGATATCGTAACTACGCTCGCCTTTTGCTGTCTGTTCCAAAACCATTGGTACTAGAGTCATTTATACTTCCTTGAAAAACAAATAAAAATAGGGCCCGGAGGCCCTATAAACATTACAAGTCGAGCTTGTAACGGTCGACCATAACAGTCTTAAGCATGATGCCTTCTGGAGTGAATTGGTCAAGATCAGCGGAAAGCAGAGCCTTCATGATGCTTGGCGAAAATCCACTGACAAGAGCGGCACCACTCTTATCGGCCTTCACAGGCACATTGTCGGAACTGTTCAAGTTCCAGAACACAACTTGAGGAACAGTGTAACCTGCTTCTGCAAACTTGCGTTCGATCATTTCCATTGCGCTGTCGTCGTAACAGGCGCATTGGTTGAACTGCATGTCCGACAAGATCAACAACATGGCTGGCATGTCGCTGGCTGGAACATTACCCTTGACTGCAACCGACAGAATCTTGTTCATAGCGGCGTGCAAGTCAGTGCTCATATCCCAGTTGCTCTTGCTCATCTGGTCAACCTTTTGAACAATGTTACCCTTTAGAGTAACCAGTTCTGGCTTGCTTGAGAAAGTCAAGAAAGTGTCCTTGAACACACCCTTGTTCTTGTCTGCAAGGTACAAACCAAGGCTAACTGCTACATCGATGCAACGAACATCAGTGTTCTTACCTGCAGAGCAGGTCATAGAGCCCGATACATCAACAATAGGTAGGATACTTGCGTCACCTACATAGTTTGGCAGAGCGTCCCATTGTGCAATCACATGGTCAGTTTCAGTCTTGTTAAAACTGCGGTGGCCATGTGCGATACCCTTAAGGACATCGTGTGGGAAGATTGCGTTGGCGTTAACCTTGACAGTCTTATCGCCCTTAACCAACTTGGCCACATATTCTGCAAAAGCAGGAGTATGACGGTCAAATGCCTTCTTGTAGTTGCGAGCAGCCACAGAAGGAACATGGTTAAAGTTGATGTTATCCCAGTCGTTTGCACACATTTGGGTTTCAACAACCTTGGTAAGAGCAACAAGGCTCTTACGGTATTGCTTAGGGCTCATGCCATAGAAGGCACGAACCTCAGCCGCAATCTTACCCTTTCGTGGAGTCCACTTGGCGGCAAGACCGTTACCGGCACGAAGAGCGTCACCCAACATGGTGTAAGCGGCGTTCTTCAAGTCAGTTGAACGGAAGACAAAGATGTCATCCCAACGACCAACTTCGGGGACCTTCTTCAGCAAGGCCAAAGCGGCCGCTGGGTCGGTCTTTTCTAGGTGCACCAGAATATCGCGGAACAGTTGGCGTTCGCCTGCTCCACCACGAACATCTCGTGCCCATTGTGCGATGCGGAGAGCCACATCTGCATTTTCAACAAAGGCCGCAGTAAATGCGGGCACAATGTTCTTACCACGGCTTGCGCCGATGTTGTAGAACAGGTCAACAGTCTGCTTGGCTGTAGACTTGCGAGCCTTCATACCATTGGCGGTACGGGCTTCTTGATTCTTAACTGCTTCGACAAATGCGTTCATTTGTGTTCTCCTTTCTGAATGCGTTTTGTTTTCGATATGAGTGAAAATTTTGACTTGCTGTTAGCATTCAATTATATAACAGGATAGGCGGAACGGTCAAGATTATTATTCTGGTCTACCCCCATCCCCAGTACATCGGTTCAGTTCCTTAGACCATATCAACATTCATGTTGCCTAGTTTGTGTTGTGTCTGTACAAACATCATACCAAGTCTTTCCAAGGTGTCATCAGTTCCGTTAGCGTCTGGTTTCCCAGATAAAGCCTCTCGGCCACTGTCTACTGCATTAGTTCAATTGAAGTAAATTGGTTGCTGTATCTATCCTAGTAAAAATTGAACAGGTTAGTTGTCGGCTGCTTTTATTCAACTCAGGCCACCACTCTGAGCTCGCTAGTCTATTTCAATGTTGAATCTTCAACGCACTCGGTCAAGACTCCGTGCTCCAACTCAACACCATAGGGTCTAGCAGTCCATATAAAATGAAAATTGCTGTACCTAACCTTTAAATCTTACAATAGTTCTATTATAGCTGATTCTGTATCACCGGTCAACCTCTTTCGGTTAACCTGCATACCAGATTTCGTCAAATCCTTCCGACTTGGAAGGTTCTTCAAAACTGTTAATCATACTCTCTACCACAGACTGTGGTATAACTTTACCTGGTCGATCACTGAGCCTGCGCTCAAGTTCTTCAGGTTCGGGGGTTTTGAACACTACCGCAATTTTATAATAAAAGGGTAGCATTACAAATTTCTTATAACGACTAGACGCTGATGTGCTAGTCTGATCCCAGATAATATCTCTGTCCATTGCTCGGGCAGAAATAACATCCTTGGCCATTAGGTCAACGGCCTTGGGCATGTATTCTTCAAACACTTCGCTGTAGGTTTTTCCCTGACTACGAGCATAAGCTTCGACATAAGTGTCAGTGCTGATCACAGCACAGTCCTTAGCCCATTCTTGGTTTTCTACCCAAGTGCTTTTACCCGAGCCGGGTACACCGACAAGTACATATAATTTTGGCATAGGTTAATTATAACGGAATATTAAGACCAAGGTCTACCGGTTTTTAATCCGCCGACATTGGAATTGTCAACAACGGCATTTCCGGAAAATTGTGTCGGTAAGTCGTTAATGTTATAAGTGTTAAGAGGACGATAAGCAGGAGCGGTTGTAACGCCACCTGCTTGTCGCTTAGTTTGAGCCGCGTTGAGTTTTGCAACCTGACGGGCTTGTTTTGTAGCGAGTGTAGAAATTCCGTTAGCAGCCATATTGATTATTTATCAATCTAGTGCTTGAAGTCTTTCAACACGCGACTATGCTTGGGTACACCCGAAAGTAAGTACTCCATTTGATCTGCAAGAATGCTACGGTTTTGTAGAATCATGTTTTCAAAGTGGTTTGGTACATAGGGAACATAGAGCAATTCAAGTCTAGCTTCTTTCAAAGTCTTGTGACCTTTATTGCTGTTACATTCCTTACAGGCTGTAACACAGTTCATCCAAGTGTTTTCACCACCGCGACTCTTGGGCACAATGTGGTCACGACTTAGATGTATATGATTCGGAAAGTGGCCGCCACAGTATGCACAAACATGTCGGTCGCGTCCGAATAGAGTTCGGTTGCTAAGTGCTACCGTTGAATGCTTATGTGGGTTGAAACCGTGGCCTTTAATAGCGATAATGCTAGGAGTTTCGAGGTAACTTTTTCTACCATCGTTTTGAACTCCGCCATGGTATCTAGCCACAACTTCACCCATTGCCCAGGCTACGCTATCTGTAGCCCAGTATGAAATTGCGTCATCTGTGGAAATCCATTGACGGGGAGTTCCGGTGATGTCCAGT